ATGGAACTCCTTGCTGCCAGCCTTCTGGAATTGATCGTTCAAACGTCCACCAATTTGCCACCCGACGTACGCGCCGCTATGTCGATGGCCGCCGAAATCGAAACGCCGAAGACGCAGTCCGCGCAGGCGCTCGACATCATCCTCCAAAACGTCGATATGGCGAAGGAGGACGAAGGCGCTATCTGCCAGGACACCGGCATGCCGACGTTTGTGGTCCACACGCCCGTGGGCGTGAATCAGATTGCGATCCGCAAAGCGATCGAAGAGGCGGTGGCGGAGGCCACGCGGCGCGGCAAGCTGCGGCCGAATTCGGTGGATTCCATCACCGGCAAGAACAGCGGAAATAATCTCGGCCCCGAAACCCCGGTCATTCATTTCGAGCAGTGGGAACAGGAGGATATCGAAGTCAAGCTGATCCTCAAGGGCGGCGGCTGCGAGAACAAGAACATCCAATATTCCCTTCCGTGCGAGATCGACCGCCTGGGCCGCGCGGACCGCAATCTGGAAGGCGTGCGCAAATGCCTGCTGCACGCCGTCTGGCAGGCGCAGGGGCAAGGGTGCGCGCCGGGAGCGCTGGGCGTCTGCATCGGCAGCGACCGCGCGCACGGCTACGATCTGGCCAAGGGACAGTTATTCCGCACGCTTGACGACGTGAACCCCGACCCCACCCTCGCGAAGCTGGAATCCGAAATCATGCAGGAGGCTAACAAGCTGGGCGTGGGAGCGATGGGCTTCGGCGGAAAGGCTTCGCTGATCGGCTGCAAGATCGTGGCGGCTAACCGGCTGCCTGCCAGTTTCTTTGTTTCGGTGGCATACGACTGCTGGGCGTTCCGTCGCCTGGGCGTACGCCTGGACGCCGCTACCGGCGCCATCGCCCGGTGGCTGTACCGCGACCCGGCCCGCCCCGTGCAGCGCATGGCTCGCGGCGAAGGCTTTCCGCTGACCGGCCGCGAAGTGGTTCTCGAGTCGCCCCTTACCGAGGCTCAGGTTCGCGCTCTGAAAGTCGGCGACGTGGTTCTCATTTCCGGCGATATGTTCACCGGACGCGACAGCCTGCATTCGTACCTCATGAAGAACCCGCCCCCGGTGGACCTGAACGGGGCCGTCCTATACCACTGCGGCCCGGTGATGCTGAAGGAAGGCGGCCGGTGGACCGTGAAGGCCGCCGGACCCACCACCAGCATCCGCGAGGAGCCTTACCAGGCCGAGGTACTCCGGCGTTACGGCGTTCGCGCGGTGATCGGCAAAGGCGGCATGGGCCGAAAGACGTTGGCGGCGCTCCAGGAATGCGGAGCGGTTTACCTCAACGCCATCGGTGGAGCCGCGCAGTATTATGCGCGCACGGTAGAAGAGGTGAAGGGCGTGTATCTGCTGGAGTTCGGCGTCCCCGAAGCCATGTGGCATTTGCGGGTAAAGGGCTTCGCCGCTATCGTCACCATGGACGCCCACGGCGCAAGCCTGCACGCCGGCGTGGAGCAAGCCACCGGCGAAGTATTGGCCACGTTACCCCATCTTCCCTGACCTCCGCGAGCTCCTGTTCAACGGCGCCGGGTATCCAATTAAACAGAACTGGTCGAGCGCAAACAACACCACCGACTCCACCCCGCTCGCCAGCGCCAAGCCTCTCTCTTTCAACCAAGGCGTCGTGTAATCGCTGATTCCCACCAGGTGGCTGCTCTGCGCCGGCGGGAACCCAAACTGCCCCGGCAATGCAATCGAGCCACGCACCTCGTCCAAATCGCGGTCGCCCGTGAAAGTGAAGTTTTCGGTTTTCAGGCAGGTCAGCGCCGCGGCGGTCCAAGCCGCGGTCGGATAGTTGACCAGCTTATTCAATGGCGTGTCGTTCGTATCCACCGGGTACAGCGATTCGAAGCGCGCGTTGGGGTATACGGCCTGCACGAAAGCCATGATCGCATTGGTGAATGCGCCGATCAGCGTGGGCAGGAACGCGCATTCATCCGGGAAGTCCGTGGGCGGCGCGTTTTGGCTCGGAACGATCCCCATCGGCCGTCCGTATGCCGTCTGAAACGCGCTCTTGGTATACGCGTCGTAGAATGGCATGCCCGCCGCCGATGCGTTGTACCACCACTGGACTTCCCCGAATTGCAGGTACGGAACCAGACCCGCGGCGCTCATGAGGTTTGCCATATCCAGGTAGACCTGTTGCCAGAACGCCGTGCTGGCCGGCGAGAAATTGGTCTGAAGCGATGGCGTATTGAGCAGCGCCGCCGTGCCGTCCGGGTAGCATTGTGCGATCCCCGTCGCTGGTTGCGGGTCGCCATCCTGAAGCTCCATGGAAAACGCCGCCGCCACGTCGATTCCGTACCCCTTCAGCGCCGCGAAGTAGCTCGAGTGCCAGTCACGCGCCGCCCGGTTGATGCGCGGCGTCGCCGTCAGGTCGGTGCGCCACCCCGCCGCCCACGCCATCGTCGAGAGGTCCCCGTCTACGCCCCCGGCCAGCGGCCCGCTCGCCACTGCCGTCAGGTGCTGGCTGCCGCCCGTATCCGGGACGACGGTCATCCCGTTTCCAGCCGTCCCCATGGTGCGCGATCGGATGGTCAACACCGCCCCCGCCGCGCTCGCCTGCACCGCGGTGGCGCCGGCGTTAACCGCGAGCGCCAGCGCGTTGGCCACGCTCGCCGCCGTGTCCGCCATCAAGCTCATGTGTTGAAACAGCGCTCCACCGACGTTGACCCCGGTGTACAGGCCGAAATCCGGCGTACCCGCGAGCGTCACGGTAGCCGTAGCGTACTGCTGGCCGGGACACGCCAGTTCGTAAAACCACATCGCGCCGGCATAATGGTTCGCCCGCCCTTGGAAGCCGAGCTTGTCGATCAGCCAGGCGGTGCGCTCCGGTGCAAGGCAAATCGAGTGATACGTGTCCCAGTCCGTCGCCAGCGTCGTGCGCGGGGTGCTGGCGATGGTCGGCAGGTTCGCCGTCGGGTAGGCGATCTCGAAAAAGTCGAAATAAAAGACGCCGATTCCGGTCTGCGCGGCCGTCACGGTATGCTGACCCGCGTTGAGATCGGCCACCTTGATCCGGACCAGCAAGTCCTCCACGTCGTCGAACGCCAGATTCGCCGCGCTGGTCGCGCCGTCAATGGTAATGGAAATCGGCGCGCCGGCCCCGCCGCCGTTGTTGAACATGCGCGTTCCCAGGAACAGCGTGTGGCCTCCCGCCGCCGTGTAGGTGCACGACACGGACGATCCTGGCGTCTGCGTGGATCGAATCGACCCGCCCGAGTAGTTGCCCGTCACCGCCTCGTCCCACGCGCCCGAATAGACCACCAGGTTCGAAGAGTCTTCAGCGCGCCAGCTTCCAGGGCCCGCCACCTGATACGTAAGATTCGCTCCGGCCACCGTCCAGTTTGAGACCGTCACCTGGAATTCCGTTCGCGCGAAGTTGCCCGGCAGTTGATTGGGGGCCCAAGTCCACCTCATCATCCGTACCGAATTCGTCGGCACCTGGACCAGCGTCGTGAAAGCCGGCTCCACGTATCCCTGCAGATTGCCGAAATTAAGAGCAACATGCCACAGCGCCGTCGACGTTCCCCCGCTCATCGTCTGCGAGACCGGCTGCCAGATTTCGGTCTGCGCGCCGCTCGCGTTGCCGTAAACCCCCACACGGTTTCCGTTGGCGCCGGCTGCGGCCTTGTACTGCAGCGTAATCTGCGCGCCCGATGCCGTGGCCGTCATGCCGGTTGCGGCGGTGTTCGCGGCGATCGCGTTCGCCAGCAGTGTGGCCACGCCCTCCAGCGTGTCGTTGTAGTACATCATGTGGGTCGCGTGCTGGCTCGATGGATCCACGCCGTCCGCCGCCGCCCAGGCCAGCTCCACGTAATCGTTGGCCGTTACCGCCCCCGTGAGTTCGAAAATCGCCTGCGCCGGCGTCGGCGCCGCGCTCCCCGTCGCGGGCGTCGCGTTCGCAGCCAGCGGCACCTTGTACTCCAGCTCGACGCCGTCCGATCCCGTCGCCCAGATCCGCAGGTACGGCCAGTCTACCGTCGGCCACAGCGTGCAGTCCATCGCCATGCAATTCTGACGCGCCTCATCGTAGGAGAGCTGCAGGCCGCTCAGGTCGCCGTCCGGCAGGCAGCGCAGCGCCGGGTGTTCGAAAACGTTGTCGCGGCGCCACTCCACCACCGCCCAATCGAATTGCTGGCGAAACGACCCCGATACCGTGAACCCGGTCGCGCTGGTCGCGCTCAAGGCCGCGGCCGCGCTCGGTTGATAGAAGTAGCACTGCAGGTCCCGGTTGGGTTGCAGCTTGGTGAGTTGTTCCGCCATGTTGGTCTCACATCCGGATTAGTACGGTCAGATCGGCCCCCGGATACGTTTGCCCCACCGAGAGTATCGCTAGACTAACTTGCGACCCGGCTGCCAGCGGCGCCAGGGTATTGCCCGCCACGCTATTGGACACCAAAGTCGAGGTCCCGAAAGTCAGCGGACAGTATAGGTTCCCGTTGACGTTCAACTGAAGTTGTATCGGCGCATCGGCCGCAGTACCCAGCACCGCATAAATCTCGCGAACCGCGTGCGAGGCATCCATCACCAGGGCTGGAGCCGCGTATTGGTCCACAGCCAGAAAGCCATCCACCTGAATCGTGTACTGTCCGCCGGAGGTTGTGCGCAGTCCCAAATCGGTGGTGTGGGTCAGGGCAATGCTGCCCATTGGGCTGCTTCCCTTATTGTTGGTCACGACTAGCTCGGCGCTTGCCACGCGTACATCCGGCAGGATTACCGGGAAGCTCCAACTCCCACTGTAAGGACTTCCGAAAAACTCGGGTGGAAACGCCGCGATCGCGCTCGTGCTTGCCAAATGGTAAACCGGCTCCGGCCCCGCCGTGTGCGCGGTTGCCGGGCTTCCATCGCATCCTCGCGTCACCTGATAAGTGGCGCCGCCGTTGAGCGCGGCTGTCACGCACATGACTTCCTGGTCGATCTGCAAATAGCTGCCCTTCTGCCCCGGCCCCGGCAGGCTGAGGTTGATCGTGGTGTCCGCCACTCCCACCGCGTTCGCCAACGTGATTCCCGGCGTGCCCACCAGTTCGTTCCAGTAGTACAGCGTCAGCGTGGCTGAGGATATCGTGCGCGTGTTCGTCAGGTTGGGGAATGCCACGCCGCTCAACGCCACGGTTCCGCCCTGCGCGCCGTTCCCCAGCCCGAAGAGCGGCTGCGGCGGAATGGCGGCGTCCCCAAGCCCGCCAATCTGCCAGCGCGTGACCGTCGAAATACCCGGGTCGCATTCCACGTTGTTCACGTTCGCGGCGCGCCCCGTAATCTGCGCCACCTCGCCCAACCAGTTCGGAATCGCGAACTGCGCCGTCGCGCTGGTGGTCGTCGCGCCGGGATTCCATCCGCTCACCGCCGCCACGAAGTAGCTGGTGGCATCCGGCTCCACCACCCACGCCGGCGATACCGTTAATGTGGTCGCTGTGTTCGATCCGATCGTCGCTTCCTGTCCCGCCCCGGTCCCCCGCGTGATCCGCGCCGTCATGCCGCGATACGCATTGACCGTCATGTTGAGCGTTCCGTTGCCCACCGTGTTGGCGGAGTACAGGGTCGCCGCGATCTCCGGCAGCGCTTCCATGCGCCAGTAGAAATTCGCGTGATCGAAATTGGGGTCCGGCGGCGCGATGTTCAGCGGCGGAAGCCCCGGGTCGGTAAACTGCCCCGCCATCGCCTGACTGCTCGCAATCCGGTACAATGCCGACGGAGACGCGCCGCGATAGACGTTGAAAGCCGCCGTATTGAGATCGAAGCTCAGCCCCGTCAGCGTAACGGCGCTTCCACTGCTGGCGATCCCCGCCGTCACCAGGAACGATAGCGCGCTTTCATTCCCCGCCGAATCGAGCGCCGAAACCGCGTAGTACAGAACCTGGCCGCTCGCCAGCGTTCCACCCGGCGCCACAGCCGCCGACAAGCTCACAAAGGGGATGCCCGGACCTGCCTCCGCGCTCGTGGCTGGTGGAACGTAGCTCACCGTGACGGTCACCTGGACCGAGCCGTCGCTGGTGACCGCGTCGGTCTCGGTCACCCCGAACTCAAGATTCCCATTCGCATCCACCACGCTGCCGATCAGCGGCCGCGGCACACCCATGCCCGCGTCGCTCTGCCGCCGCCCTCCCGTTGCCGAAGTGGGCTGCCCGTTGCTGTCTGCGTACCAGGCGTCGTCGTGAATCTGCGCCGTGATCGTCGTTACGCGATGGTTGATCCCCGGAGCGATTTTCAAAATACGGAACGGCTGCCGGGTGAATCCTTCTTTGAGGTACGTGACCGTGATAATGTCGCCCGGCCGCACTCCGAACGATTTCACGCTCGTTTGGAATTCGATGTACGTGTTGCCCAGCACCGATTTGTTCAGGTTCAGTTGCAGGATACGCCCTGCCTGGTCGTTGTTCGGAAGCCCTATCGCGTTCAGGCTCGCCGTAATCTCTTGCCCGCAAAGCGTTACATCGTCCGCATCGGCTACCGTGTAGCTATCTTGCTGGTAATCGTTCAGCGAGTCCTGGAACTCCACGCTGAGACTGTTCGGAGTGTCCGCCATGCTGCGCGAATATACCCGCACGCTCGGTGCGCCGCTCGGCAGCCGCAGGATTCCGGTAACGCCCGTGCTGCCGTCTCCAAACTCGTAATTCGGCCATCCGCCGTTGAGCGGCTCCGTACTGTTCGACCACGCCGGCTGCGTGGGCTGCTCGTTCGCGATGGTGTCCTCCACGCGAAGCTGCAGCAACCCCGCGCTGCTGTAAGTCAGTAGTAGCCGCGCCGTAATCCGCACTCCGCGCGCCACGTCGCCCGCGCTCTTTCTCGTCTTCAGCGCCATGTTGCACTGGAACTTGGCGAGCGATATCGCATTGCCGTAGATGTCCACCGCATCGATCTGCTGGTCGCAGTCCGCCGCCGCCGCCGCGAAGCTCGCAATGTCAATCTCCGCCGCGCTCCAGCCGAGCCGCCGCAAGATGTCCAGCAGAATCCACGCCGGATTGTTGCTGAATTGCGCGCCCGTCTGCACGCCATTCGCGTCGTAAATCGCAATTGTCAGTCCCTGCGCCAGCACCTTGATTCTGGGCAGCGTCGTCCCGTTGTTGATCTGGTTTGGAACCACCACCGAAAGGTACGCCATGCTTCCGTACGGATCGCCGCCCGGAAAGTTCGCGTCGAACTGCCCCGTGCGTTGCCCCAGGCTCTGCACGTTGTACCACCCCGTAGCCGTCATGTTGGCGCCGGGGATGCCCAGCGGAATCTGCACCTCGTTAACCAGGACGATCAGCGGCGCCTGCATCTCGCCGATCCCCAACAGGACTTGCATCCTCGTCAGATTGCCGTCGTTGCGCGCAAAAACGATGGGGGGCGCGTACCACGCCGTCCCGTACACCATCGGCACGAAATCGTTGTACAACGCCGTGTTCAGGCTGATCGCCGAGGCCTGCACGTTCCCCCCGGAGGGCCGCACCAGGATCGACGCCGGCACGAACTCCAGGCCCCCGAAATTTCCCCACATCCCTCGCGCCTGGCAGTCGCTCCGCGTGTATCCGCAGCTTGTGTACGCAACGCCGCCGTCCAGGTTCCCCGCGCCGCCCGCAATGTCCGCCGAGTACCCGCAGCGGTAGTACGAAGAGTATTGCCCGTTGCTTCCTCCGTCGATCGCTTCCGTGCGCTGTTCCGCGGTCGCCGGAAAATCCCACGGGCACGTCCGCTCGATCCGCACCTGCGGCAGCAGAACCCTCTGCAAGCTCATCCGGTTGATCGCCGTCAGCCGGATCGTCGCCTCCAGAATCTCGTCCGGCGGATTGCAGATTCCCTGGAACAGCGCCGCGGTCGCGCTGTCAGCCGTCTGAGTCGCCAGATTGTAAATCAGAAAACTCACCGTTAGCCGCGCGCCCTTAAAACCGATGGATTGCTCCATCTCCGAAAAGTACGAATCCGCGTTCGCTAGCACAATCGAGATCTGCGATAGCCCGTCCACCCCTTGCGCCGAGGCCGGCTGCATTTCGAAAGCGCTGTGTTCGAGCACCCGCGCCGCATAGGCCTTGCCATTCACGGTGATTCCGTGCGTGCACCAGCTTTCCGTATGCCCGTTCGCCAGCGTGCAATCGAACAGTAGAAGCGGCGCATCCGTGATCGCCTGCTCCGTCAGACTATAGATGGTTGACATAGATAATGTTCACCGTGCACGAATGGCGGTTTACGCCCGTGGTCGTGACTGCCAGTTGGTCGTCCCTCAGACGCGCGTTCTGATAGACTCCGCCGCTGGTGCTCGCCTGGTACACGGACGCCCCCGCCTGCGGTTCCGCTTGCATCCCGTATACCTGCACCTGAGCGGCGGCCGGAATTTGTAGCCCGAAACAAATCTCGGCCGCCGCCGCGTCTCCGCTCCCAACGGAGACGAACCTGTTCCATTGCGTTTGAACTGCTTGGCTCGCTTGGCCGCTCCCCAACAGCATCGTGACCGTCGTAGGCGCGGCTGCCCGCAGATAGACGCTCAGGCAGTATTTGTATCCGCCCGGCGCCGTGAGCGTTTGCGAGATCGTCTGCGGCGCCGCGCCTCCATTCGTCAAACTCCACGCTCCCGTTCCGCCGGTCGGGTCCGCAATCCCGCTGGTGATCGAAAGCTGGGGATCGCGCGCCCAGGCCGCCTGCCCCGGCTCCTCGCTCCATGCCAGCAAATTCGCCCCCGGGTCCAGGAACGTGAACCCGTTCAGCGTCCCTTGCGCCGACGCGAAGAACTGCTCCAGCGCCGTTAGCTCCGCGTCCGACAGACCCGTGTAGCTCAACGCCCAATCCGTCGTCGATCCCGCCGCGTCCGCCAGCTTGATCGAGCTTCCGTCCAACGCGGCGTTGATCGCCGTGCGCGCGCGCCGTTCGGTCCGGATCGGAAACTGGCTCAGCGCGCCCGTTCCAAGTTGTGGATACGTCAGCATGACGATCCTCGGTTCTCCATCACCCTCAATACCGTTGCGCCGTTCATCTCTCCGCTGGCCGTGGTTGGCAGCGTGTCCGTTTCCAGGCTGCAGCTTGGATAAACCGTACCGTCCCAGGGATCGGTGAATGCGAAGTTCCCAAACGCTCCCTGGTTGTCCTCGAAGAACTGCTCGATGGCCGCCATTTCGCCTTCGTCCAGTTGGCTAAGCGGGATCTCCCATCCGTGCAGCGGGCCGGCGCAGTCCTGGTAGCGTTGCTCCGTGCCGTCCAGGAAGCGTAACGCCTGGTTCTGATAGCGCACTTTCCGCATCGCCGGATACTGCATCGCGGCATTGGTTTTCAATTTGGGGAAGGTCGCCATGGCTATAGGTCGTTGACCACATCGTTGATTGAATTGGAATTGAGCATTGCGTTCTTTACCGCCGCTGCGATGTCCGCGCTATGGTCCATGAACCATCGCGCATCGAGTGTCTGGCCGTTCGCCGTGGTTTGCGCCGGCCCCGCCACCGCTCCCGCCCCGCTCGAAACGCTGCCGGCCGACCCTCCCGCGCCCGTCGAAGATCCGCCCAGCGCCCTTGCCGTTCCCATTTGGTCGTAGCTGACGTTGCTCAACGTCCCGCCGCTATCGGCCGCCTGAAAATCGAGTGACGGCGGCATGACGTACTTAGTCAGTGGCGCGGGTGACTCGGATCCCCCGCCGCTGAATAACCCGATCAACCCCCCAATCAACGGAATCAGACCGAGGCCGCTCTCCAGAACGGTCTTCGCCACTGAACCCGCCGTCGCTCCGCCCCCGCTGTTGCTTGTCTTCGACATAGCCTCGGCTTCGGTCCTTGCCGGCCGCGGCAGCGTCGATGGCGCCACCATGTCTGCTCCGGCCTCGCCTGCGCCGCTCGATTGCGATGCCGTCTCCGCCAGCAAGGCCGCCAGTTCTTCGGTCCCGGCCTTCGCCGCCAACGCATCGGTCCCTTCGCCGCCCGCAGCCTCTATGAAACTATCGAGTAACTTCTCTTGTATGGTCTTGGCCATTTCTTGTTTCCGTCGAAAGCTCGTTTTCCAGGATCGCGAACGCCTCCACTTGCCGGGCGCTCAACTCCGCGAAGCCCGTCCCTCCGACCCGCCGCCGCACCAGAAACTCCTCCACCAGCGTCAGGCTGTCTCCCGTGACATACGATTTTGGACAGGATGTGAGCGAGGCGCCCCTCCTCGCCCACACCAGCGGCGCGCCCGTCCCCTCCGGGTGCGCCATCCATCCGCATCGCCGCTTCTGTTCCAGACCGGATCTCCGGCAGGCGTCGCACTTCCAACCGGCCTGGTTGGAAAACTGAAAGTGGAAGGCGACAATTAGTTTTTTCGTTCCGCCTCGTCTAGCCCCGTCTCCGCCCGAACCGCGGCCAGCGCTTCTCGAAACAGATCCTCCGGCCCGGCGCCCGCCAGCGACTCCGGCGTGGCTGCCGCTCCGTCCACCTCCAAACCCACAACCTCCCGTAAACCCCAAGTCACGTAAAGCCGGTCGATCTCCTTCTGCAGCAGCGCCGCATCCATTTTTTCGCCCGCGCCGCCCCCCGCCTCCAGAAACTCCATCCGCCGCATCAGTTCGCGCACCTGCCGCATCAGATCCACCCGCCGCGCAAACGACATCTTCGCCACCGTGTACCGCACCCCCGCCGCAACCGCCGATTCCACCATCCTCACGCTCTCGTAAGTCATAGCCCCATCCCTCTTGACGCGGAGACGCGGACGCGAAGCGCCACAAATCCACCCTGCATTCCCGAACCTCTTATAGAGGTTTTCTCCGCGTCCCCGCGTCTCCGCGTCAAAGCCTTTCTCTGCTTACTCTCCGCGTCAAAGCTTGCCCTACCCGAACGCCACCGTGATCTCGTTGTCCACCGTCCCCTGCGCCCGCGCCCCCCGGAACTTCCACTGCAGCCGGTTCTGCCCGTCCTCGAATTCCGGAACCTCCGGGATCACGCTGTTCATGTTGACCCCCATCATCAGCCCTTGCGCTTGCCCCAACTGGAACATCACGCTGATGGGCGATTGCTGCCGCGCCGCCTGGTAAAGCCCGATGGTCGCGCTGTCGTCCATGCTGTAGAGTTCGAAAGCCGCCGTCACCGTGCGCCCCCCGGGCATGATCGCCTGCGGCAGGTTCGTCCCGAATTCCTTGGCCCGCGCGGCCAACCCGTTCTTCAGCGTTACCGTCCCGCCGGTGATCGTGAAGAACTGCGAGGGCGCGCCCAGCCACGCCTCGCCCATGTTTCCGGGCACAATCGAGTAGTCGAACGCGCCCAGCGCCGGCTCCGCCGGGAAGTTCGTCAATGTCCCTTCCCCGCTGCTGAAGCTGCCACTGTCCAGTAAATCCTGCGCGATCCCGCTGAAGCGGAATTCCTGATAATCCCCGTTCAACAGGATGTCCATCTGGTCGATAGCCCCGCCGCACAGCAGTCTCTGCACCGCCGTCGCCGGCGACCAGTAGTCGTAGACGCTCACACTCGGCAGTTCCGTCGCCGGTACGTAAGTCACCGTCGGCGCCACCGCCGTGCCCGCCCCCGGCAGAGCCGTAAACGGCGCGTTCAATTGCACCGCGGTCGCACTCGCAATCGCCGTCACGAACCGGATCTCGCCGCCGCAACTGACCGCTTGCCCCGCCGTCAGACCGTGCGCCGCCTGGAACACCAGGCTCCCGGCTGCCGTGCTCGAAGCCGCCGTTCCGCCCGCGAATTCCAGCGGCGTGCCGCCCAGCGCCGCCTGGAACAGCGGTCCGTACGCCGGCCCCGGCAGCGTATCGGGCGAGGGCGCGTTGCCCGAAGGCCCGGCCGCCGCCTGCTGCCAGCTCGTCAGAAAGGTTCGAAGCTCGAAGCTGGTCCGCCTCCTGCCGCCCGCCGGCAGTCCCGGAAATGTCCGGCTGCCGGTCTTGTCCTTCCGCGTGGTAACTTCCAGTTGCTGCTCCACCGCCAGCTTCAAGGCGGGAATCCGGTTCGCCGAGGTGACCGCCGATACGTTGCCGTAGGCGCTCTCCAATGCCGTGTAGAATCGGTTTGCGTTAGACGAAATGTACGAGGACATGTTAGTTGGTGCTCACTCCTATCTCGAGGGCGATCTTCGCCGTCTGTATGAAATTCCTGCCGCCATGTTTCACCGCCGCGAACGATACCTCGTATCCGCCTGCGTAAAACATCCCGTTGCCCCAATCCCCCCGGCTCGCGCTCAACGTCTCCGTCACCGCGTCCGTATAGAGTTCCAGGGCGTCTTGCAGACCCTCCAGCCGGTCGTGCGAGTGCCGCACCTCCACCGTCATCTGGGCCGAGCCGGAGAAGCTCCGGGACTTCTCCTTCAAGGCGTTCACCAACTTCTCGCAATACACGTTGACCGCCGGATAGGTGACCGTTTCGCTGCGCTCCATCAGGTCCGGCGCCACGTTTTGCGCGCGCACCTGCGCCGTGTTCAGCGCCGCCGGCGCGCTGTCCGCCGCCGAAAGCGCCGCCAGCGTCGCATTGGCCCCCGCCGGCGCGACGATCAGTTGAATAATCCGGTCGCTGATCGCGCTCCCTATCTTCTGTGTCATTAGCCCCTCCGCAGCACTCTTGGAACTGGCTTGATGTAGTTGGGAGCTTGCCCTTGTCCCGCCCGCCGGCCGGTCGTCGCCAGCGTCCCGGGTTGGGTCCAGGTCTGTGCGGTTCCGATCGGCGTCCCATTCTGCCGGAACATCGAATCGGGGCCGCCGCCCACATACACGTTCCATCCCTTCGCGTTATTCGGTGGATCCACCGGTTGTACCAGCAGCGTGCTGGCGACCGTCGAGACAGTAGCCGGCAAGGCGCTCGCCCCCTCCTCGCCGGCCTGGTTGGTCCACGCCATCGTCGCGTAGTAGGTCGCGTCCGGTAGCGCGGTCGGCGCGCCCACTACCGCCGTCACGGTGGGCATCGCCGCTCTGGGGATCGGATCGAGCGCCACTCCCGCCCCAATTTGAACCAGCTTGTCGTAAGCCCAGCTCGCCATCGAATGGAATTGGTCCCGCTTGCCCGCATACCGGTCGTTCAACTGGCTGTTGTATGCGTCGGCGTACACCATCTCCAGCGCGCGGTAGCTATGCCAGAGCCGCAGCGCCGGCGTCACCACCACGCGGCTGACGCTCGGCTGCGGCGAAAGCCCGAACTGGTCCGGATAACTCGTTCCCGTCAGCAGTACTTCGAGCCCCAGCGCCACTTCTTCCTGCGCCAGGGCCAGCTTTTGCGTCACGTCGATACTCTCGGCATTGGCTACATCCAGCAGTTGCGAATCCTGCGCCGAAAGATCGTCCATGCTCGATACGAGACCGTCCGTGAACAGAGCCATGTCCTTACGCCGAGTCCTTCAGGGCGTCCGCGACCCCCTTCAACTTGTTGAGCTCGGCCGTCGTCAGCACCGAGAACTGCACCCGCGCCGCCGCCGCTGCCTGATCGGCTGCCTGTTTCGCCACCGCCACCGACGCGCGGAATGCAGTCGCGGCCGCGCTAGTGGCCAGACTGGCTTCCCCTTCCACAATCATCTTCGCCGCGATGTCGCGCGTGACCTCCGTCAGCACTCCCGCCTTGCCGCCCTCGGACGTCTCCAAACTCACGATCACCGGATAAGGATCCGCGATGTTCGCTTCCGTCGTTCGTATCTTCTGGTAATAACTTGTCAGATCCATCTTCTTTCTCTCCTTTTTTAGTCGAGGGGACAGACGAATCTGTCCCAAGGCGCCGCCGCTGCGCGAGGGGACAGACGAATCTGTCCCAAGGCGCCGCTGTTGCGCCGCGTGGACAGATCCGTCTGTCCCCGGTCTGCCCCGGTCTGCCCCGGTCTGCCCCGGTCTGTCCCCGGTCTGCCCCCTACGTATTCACCTGCACGCCCGAAGTGTTTCTCAACACCGCGCACCCGTACAGCACGTCCACCGTGAACTGCTGAGCCAGCGTATCCGGCTGGTAGCTCATCACCACGCGCATCCCGAAGTTGCCCAGCTCCGCGTACTCCGCGATCGCGCCGGTCCCCGGCAGTGGCTGCGGCAGCCGTCGGATCACCAGGCCAAGCGCGTCCTTCGTGAACGCCATGTTGTGGGTCGTCACCACCGCCGGCGGCGTGCCCGTCTGTTGCACAAACTGCGAGCGGAACACGTAGAAGTCCTTGTACTTCCCAACCGTGCCGTCGATCAGCGCGTTCAAGCCCGCGGCCCCCGCCGTCTGGAACTCCTCGAACAGCGGAATCTGCCGCCATGCCGAGTAAGTCGCGGCGTTGACTACGATGTACTTCCTCTCGCTCGGTGGCACCATCGCTTGGAACAGCGTGGTTTCCGCCGCGTCGATGGTCGCTTCCGTGATCGCCGTGCCCGCCGTCCCCACCACCGGGTTCGAGTTGAAGCCCGCGTACAGGCTCAGCAGGTCGGTTTCGATCTTTTGCGCGATCGCCGCCACCGATGGCTGCATGTACAGCTTCAGCAGGTCCGGCACTGCCAGCACCCGGATTACGTCCGGTATCTGGAACGTCGCTTCCGCGTGCGTATTCAGCACGATCGCCGCGTTGTTCAGAGGCGGGTTCTGCGTCAGTACCGCCCCGCCGTTGTTCAGAATGTTGTTCGCCACCATCGTTGGCGGTATCGGGATGTTGACCGTGTCACCGGCATTCGCCAGCACCGGCTCGTAGTCGCGATTCACAAGGTTCCCCATCACGAGGTTCCCCACCAGTACCGGCAAAGCGTCCGCCGCCACCAGCTTCACAATCGCGCTTGCGACGTTTGTTGAGGTAATTGCTGCCATTCGTTCTCCTGTCTTTTCTTTCTGCCGGGCCTTTCGGGCCCGTACTGTTTCGTTTTCACAGCCCCCGTAGGGTCTGCGACGCCACGCGCACGATTTCCTCTCGTACCCGCCGCATCTCTTCCGCGCTCATGCCTGGCCGGATTTGGTCGAGAGACACCGTCTCCCGCCCCTCTGCCGGCGCCTTCAGGGTCGCCGTCATTCCGGTCCCCCCCGCGATCCGAGCCGGTAGAAACTCCGGGTTCTCCGCGACGAAGGCCGACAGATATTCCTTCATACTCATCTGTCCGCTTTCCCCGCGAGCTACCAGCCGCCCGTCTTCCGTCCGCTCGATTTCGTCCTTGACCGCCTTGAACGCAAGGTCGATCTTAGCTACTCCCAGCCGGTGCAGCTCCGCTCGTACCATCGAGCCGCGCTCCGCTTCCTCCGCCAGCTTCCGGCTGTGCTTGTTCTCCGCCACCAGTTCGTTCAGCCTGCGCTCCAGTTGTTCCCGCCGCTTCCGCTCGTCCTCCAGCTCCGCCTTGTGGGCCGGTTCGCTCTTGGCCTGCTCGTTGCTGGCGTATTCCTGAATTGCTTGCCGCACGATAGCCTGCACGTCTATTCCTTCCATAACCCTCCTGTCAGTGGGGCGGGCCTCCTGGCCTGCCTTCTTCAACTAATCCTTTCCCGGATAGCGATCCATCCGAACCGCGAACCTCCGTTCCGAGCCGCGAACGTCCGTTCCGAGCCGCGAACGTCCGTTCCGAGCCGCGAACGTAAGAGAGCGGTTCTTACTGTCTCCCCGGTCTGCCCCTACTCCCCGTACTTCATCCCGTCAATCTCTTCCGCCACCTGGTTCTTAACTTCCTGCCGCGCGTCGCACAAGTACTTGAACGCCAAATTCTTGAACACCTGCTTCTTCAACGTCTCCGACCCGATCCCCATATCCAGCAGCTTCTTTGCGTCGTCCAACTCCCCGCTGTAATCGTCGATATCGAATTCGTCCAGGCCCGATACGTCAATCGACACTCCGTCCTGCCGCGCCGCCGCAATCGCCCGCAGCACCTGCTTCATGCTTTCCTTCACCGTGTCTCCATACGCCCGCAGCACCTCCTGCGTCACGCTGAAGTCCCTCTGCTTGCTGATGCCGGAGATCCGCAAGTCCCCTCCGCTCGGCGTCCCGGCTTGGTTCATCAGGTAACACACCCGGTAGATTTCGTCCTTGAGCTGCACCAGGTTGTCCGCCGCAATCTGATAAACCTTCCCCTCCGGCTCCGTCCACCCGAACCGGTCCTGCGGCCCCAGTTGGATGTAGTACGACTCCCCTACAATCTGGTTCCATTCCCGCTCCGAATAAACCACCGGAGTCGCGAACAGCCCCATCGTCAGCGCCCACGCCAGCGCGTTCGATTTATTGAAATGCTCCAGTTGCAGCAGCGCCGCCTTGTTCGTCAGCCACAGCCCGTCCGATACCTGCATGCGGAACAAGGGCACGCGCCGCAACGCCGCCAGCCCGTGCTGCCCTTCGTCCACTAACTCCACCGCGCTTGTCTCACCCGCCTTCCGGTAGATCTGGAAGTTCTCGCGGTCGTAGTAAATCCACCGCGTTTCCCTCCCCCATCGCGCGTCCGTCACCTTCGATTGCTGCAGGCACGTCGTCCGGATTACCGCCCATTCCAGGCTTCCCGTCTCGTCGTGGTTCCAGTTGATGACCTCCTCCGGACTGTAGTCCACCAGGTACGCCCGCGACCGCCCCGATGCGTCCTCTTCCGCCCGCGTCATCGCCGCCCCGTTCGCCCGCGGAAAATCCACCACCGTGTACGAGCAGCCGTAGATCATCGTCTGCACGAACCTCTGCCGGAAAAACTCACTTAGGTTCGTGTCCTTCAAATCGCAATTCGCCGACAGCACGCTGAAGTAGTCCTTCGCCGCCGCGTCGTTTCCTTCAATCGCCACCGCCGGCGCCCGCCGGATCAGCGTCGCCGCGTACCAGTCCACGATCGACCCGATGTAGTTCTCGTAAAATACCCGGTTCAGCCGCTCCTGGTAAATCTCGCCCGGCTCCTTGTGCCGCCGCACCAGGTAATCCGTCGCGTTTGCGCGCAGCCGTTCGCCGCCCGCGTAAAGGTCCCTGTACTGCTTCCACATCGCCTTGCGCGCGATGTATTCCGGATGTTCGCGATTGATGTTTTGCATTTGGTTCTCAGTTGAGCAGCCTGACTGTCCGCTCCCCGATGCTTTGCCTTCTGTTGTATTGGTCCCATACCAGATACCCCAGCGCGTCCGATAAGTGCGTCCGCAGCCGGTCCCGGTCTTTGTCGATGATGCATGAGTCTGTCTTGTATGACACCTGCTCGAAGTCCGCAATCAGTTCCTTGCACTTGCCATCTACTAACAGCCTGATTTCGCCCGCCGCCGACCGCAGCCTCGCGTTCACCAGGTTCACCCGCTCCCTGACCGACGGATTGCACTTTGCCGCCAGGTGGTGTAGCGTCAAATTGGATTTGGCCTCGAAGTACTCGCGGATCACCCCATAGTCCGAGCCTCCCGTGGTCTGCTGCGCGTACCCCGAAGCGTCTCCGTGAATCTCGATGACACCCCGGTGTTCTCCGTAGCGCCTCAAAAACTCTTCGCACGCCTGGTACGTCGTTCCGTGCCGGATCACAATTTCGTCCAGTACGTGTGTCTTGTCGCCGGTCGTCTGCACGATCACCGAGGACATCGGGTCCACGTTGAAGTCCAGCGCCCACTGCAGCGGCCGGAACAGGTCCGCTTTCAGGTCCTTCACATGAATCTCCCGGTCGAAAGACGCATAAGCTCTCGCCCCTTCCATCGCCAGATACTCACCCAGCACTTCCTGCTCAAAGAACCTCCCGTCGTAGCTCTTCTTCAGCCGTTCGTAATAGTCCGGAATCTGTTTCAACACGTGCCGGTTTTCGTAAGGCTTCGCAAGGATCGTGTGATAGTCCGCCTGCCCGCCCGTCACGAACTTCCGGTACACCCAGTCGTAACCCTTCGGCGTCCACACCGCGAATCCGCACAGCCGCCGCGCCTTCGGGTCCCGCAACCGTCCTTCCAGCCGTAGCCACGCCGCTTCCTGCGTGTAAGTCAGTTCGTCCAGGCCGAACCACGCCAGGTTCGTCCCCCTCAGTCGCTCGAATTCTTCCACCGGCCGAAACAGAATCCTAGATCCCGTGTCCTTGATCGTCAGCGTGTTCTCCGCCTTGTTGTGCTCGAACCGGATCTTGTTCGCTTCCAGAATCTCGATCAGCGTCGCCTGCGTCGCGTCCCGCAGCATCGGGTAAGTCGGCGCCCCCAGCAGCCCCAGTCGCCCCGCGTTGACGTAACTCAGCCGGATCGCCTCTTGGCAGAGTGCGTGGCTTTTCCCCGACCCGATCGGCCCGGAGAAGCCTTTGAAGCGCGCCGCCGATTCGTGAAAGAGTCTCTGTGACGGCAGCGGATCGTACTCGATCTCTATTCTTCGACACTCGTTAACGTCTCCGGCTCCACCCATGTCACCTTGATCTCCTTCGGAGTCTCCTGCTCGATTTCCTGTTCCATCTGCAACAGCTTCAAATACTCCGCCATTGTCGGCTTGTAGTCTTTTTCCGCAAACTTCGTTTCGACCACCTTGATCACGTTGTCCAGCAGCCTGCCGACTTTGATCCTCTGCTTCACGTCCTTCCAAATTTCGCAACCTTCGCAAGTTCGGGAAGTGTTCTCCGCCATCTCCTCCGCCCCCCTCTTTCCCCTGATTTCCTCACTCCAAAAAAAAGCGGCCTCGCGAAATCCGCGAAGCCGCGCAACCCTCATCCCGATTTCAAGTTAGCATCCGCGTTTTCACCTAGGGTCCAGCCCGCTCCCTCAACTCGTTGAAAACAGAACTGCAAATTCTTTTAACTTCTCTGTGACCGCCATCCGCCGGCCTCCACAACCGGGCCGTAAAGCGCTTTCGACGCCTCGGTCCCGGGAACTGCCTGCGACACGCGGCAGTCTCTTTTCGCGAATTTGATAGAATCCGGAATAGTAAAGCGGAGGCCCCTTGAGCGGGCGCAAGCTGTCTTGCGTTTTTTGGATTGTCTCCCTACTGCCGGCGGCGTCCGCGGCAGCCACCGGCATCTGCGCATACCTGTACCTCGGGATGCTCCCTCATTGGTCTCCCTGGCGCTATCTGGTAGCTCAACTGGCCATCGCAATTGGCGTAGCCGTCCCCCGCTTCTGGGTGCGTTTCGCCTGCATGATCGCACTAATCCCCATGATCGTCATCCGAATGTGGAGCGTTGGTCTCTTCTACCTCCCTACCCTCGCCTTGGCGGTGTTCGCCGTCCTTCTTCGGATGGAGTCCGGGCGGCAGGTGGCATCGCGCGAACCGGGCGTAACGTCCCCTTCCGCCACGGCGCAGAAAATCCGGATCGTGTATATCATCGTGGTATGA